TTCGTCCACTGGGGGCCCGGTCACGCACGCTCGACCGGGCCCCCGCCCATCCCCTGGGAGGCATTCTCATGGCGGACGCATTCGTCCCCGTTGGTACGGCAGCAACCTTGATCTACACGCCGGCAAGTTCGAGCGACCGCCTTCGGGTCGCGAACTCTGGCAACAGTACGATCTTTCTCGGCCAGGCGGGCGTGACCGCAGCGCTCGGCTTGCCACTCAAGGCCGGTACGAAGCCCATCGAGCTCACCGCGCTCCAGGGCGCGGTCTATGCCGTGTGCGGGTCGGTCACCACCGGCGCACCCAGCGGCACCACGAACGCCGCGATCGCAGCTGGCGCGGTAGCGCTACCGGTGGCGTCCGGCGGCGCGAGCTTCACGCAGGGCATGGTCGTCCAAGTCGACACCGGTAAGGCCACCGAGACCTTGACCGTCGGCGCCGGCTCGACCGGTACCAGCATCGTCGTCTCGGCTACCCAGTACGCCCACGCGTCCGGCGTGGCCATCGTCACCCTCACCGGTGCTGCCGGTGGTTCGGTGCACGTGTCATCGGGTACGGGGTGATCAGATGGCCCTGACGACCAACCAGGTCATCGCGCCCGCGAGCCCGACGACCATCAAGGTGTGCGACGTGATCCCCGGGCAGACCGTGATCTTGTCGTGCGTCTCAGCAACGGCGGACGTGTTCATCGGGACGACCAGCACGGTCACGTCTGCGACCGGTGCCGCACTGAGCCCGACCGGTCCAACGACGATCGTCATGCCACCAACGGCTACCAAGACGACACTTTGGGCTACCTCCGGTACCGGCACCCACGTGGTCGGCGTTGTGGTGGTGGACACGCGATGAGTCAGCGCATCGAGTTGCCGCCCGGCTGCAAGGGGCTCGACTTCCCGGACGGCAGCCGGTACGGGGCCAGGCCGGGCACCCACGTGATGGTCGAGGACCACCACGCTGATCAAATCAAGACCTCCATCCACGACGCGCCCGGTGTTCTTCGCTCGCAGCGGACGCACATGCTCGCCACCAAGGCCGGCCGCTGGTGCGTGCCGTGCCGTTTCGCTGCCCAGATCTGGTCCGTCGAGTGCCCGAAGTGCGGCCGGCCGACGACCCTTGAAGGAGTTACATGACCCGGTATGCGCGAAGTGACCAGTTCCTCATCAGCCAGGCGGGTGGGTGCGGCAACCAGCACGCGCGCCCCAAGAATGATGACGGTGAGCACGTCTCCCTCTGGGCACTCGAGTGCCCGGAGTGCGAGGTGACCCTGACCAACGACCCGCACTGGTCGGGCAACACCTCGGAGGTCCCCCTCACGCCAGAGGAGGAGCGAGCCAAGGACAAGCTCGTGACCGAGGGCAACGCCACCGTTCAGCAGATGACCGCAGCACTCGCTGCGCTGTTCGCACAGGGTGTGACGAAGCAGTCGCAGACCGGCGGCGCTACCTGCAAGTGCGGTGCTGTTTCGCAGGCCGGCGCGCGCTTCTGTGCCACGTGTGGGACGCCGTTTGCCCAGGGACAGGCAGTTGTGCAAGCAAGCGTGGAGAAGCCCGCGACGCTTGACCTGGGCGCTCCAGAAGCCACGCCGGCAGCCAAGCCCACGCCAGTGCACACGCCGCCCAAGGACGAGCTCGAAAAGGTCCACACCCTCACGTTGAAGAAGATGGCTCGCGCCGCCGGACTGTCCGACGCTGGCCCGCGGGAAAAACTGATTGATCGTCTAGTCAAGGCGAACAACGAAGGATGAAGCGCGGCCACGCCTGCGGTCGTTGTGGCGGTCCCCGCCGCAACCGTAGTCAGGTGGCCCTCGTTGGCGAGTGCAGCCTGTGCTTCGTAGCGCTCTGCCAGAAGCACGCCATGTGGGAAGCGATCGAGGATCGAACGGTGTGCAGTAAGTGTGCTCGCAAAAATAGTCTCACGGTGATCAAGGCGATGGGGTGACAGCGCGATGACCATGCCCCTCGTTATGGCCCCTGGCACCCCGTACATCACGCCCGACATGCTTCAGCGTGAACCGGTCGGCATCTCCTGGGGCTCACTCGTACCGCGCAACGCCACCACGTCGCAGGACCTGAATGCGATCTTGCAGGACATCTGTCAACAAGCGACGGGTCTTGCTGACGGTTATTGCAACCAGGTCCTGCGCGCGACGCAGAACAACGAAACGTTGCGTGGGCCGGACTTCCGGCTCACCATCGACAACCACTCCGGCGAAGCGCGCGCGATGATGAACCGGAGCCCGATCCTGCAGGTCGTCTCGGTTCTGATCGCCTCCGCGAAGACGTACCCGCGTACCTACACGACCATTCCACCCGGCTACTACGAGGTCGAGATCCCCCCGATCGGGGTGTACGGCACGTCGTCGCCAGCTGACTCTGGTGAGGGCGGCCAGAGTATCTTGATCGCACCCGGCTTCCTGAATCGCCAGATGGGCCGTAATGCCTACCGGGTCAACATCACCTACATCAACGGTTGGCCGCACACGAGCTTGACGACCCGCGCCGCCGCCGGTGCGACCTCGATCTTGGTCGATGACTGCACCGGCTGGGCCCCGGTCACCGCCGGTGGCCAGGGCGCGGTCGGGATTTTGTACGACGGCGGTCTGCAGGAGGCCGTTACGGTCACGGCTGCTACGGCGACCTACGGCCCCGGGACCCTCACCATCGGGTCGCCCCTGGTCTTCCCGCACAACCCGGGGGTCATGCTGTCCACGATGCCCGGCCAAATTCGCTGGGCGACCGCACTGTTCGCTGCGAGCATGGCGCTCACCCGTGGCGCAACGACCACCACAATCCACACCACAGGCGGCGGATCGTCAGCTGGTAGCCCCGCGCCTGAACAGCTCTCCTCCGAGGCTGAGCTCATCTTGCACCCGTTCAGGCGAGGCATCTGATGCCCCTCGTTACGGTGCAGAACTGGATCTTGAACCAGATCAACAACATGGTCATTCCGGGGCCGGCCAACGTCGGTCGCTTGGAGGCGTACATCACGCCGCCCGACCCGCGTGACAGCCCACCGCCCGCCGCGTACATCTGGCCATCGAGTGGCCGTGAGCAGCGCCAGACGATCCCGCGCAACACCGGTCCCGGTACCCCGTCGGGCTGGAAAGAGCTGCGGCCGGACATCGAGATCTACCTGACGTGGTTCAACACCGCCGAGGACCCGTACGTCGATGACGCGTTTCCCAGCGTCGTGGACGCGGTCATGCAAATGTTGCGTACCTCGCCAGATCCGGCGACGGTGATCGACCCGAACTCCGGCCTGACCTGTTATCTGGTCGGGGTCGGCGAGCACATGACGTGGCAGGCGGTAAGCGTCACTACGACCTCCGATCAACGGTGGATCCGCTACGACGCCGTGATCATGGTTCCGTTCCTGGAACTGATCCAGGCTTGACGATCAAGATCGACCGCCGCACCAGCGCGGCAGAAAGCGGGCGTGTGGCAGCCAAAGCCGTCACCTACCACTCGTATACGGGGCCAGACGAGCAGGTGTACTCCAACTACCTTGCCGTCGCGTCGGATGGGACCATCACGACGCTCGTGGGGACCCCCGGCATGGAGCCCGTCAAGATCCAAAAGGCCGGCGGGGTCGACTACGACTCAACCGGTCCCCATGACGTTCGGGATCCACTACCTGACGTTCCTGCCGACGGGCGATGGGTGCCCGCCGACGCAAAGGACGCTAAGGACACGAAGGAGGTGAAGGTCTGATGGTTGCCGTATTTCCAGTTGAAAGGCGAGGAATAGGCCTCGCAAAAGAAGCCGCCGGTGCAGTCGGTACCCCCGTTCTGCCGACCGTCGGTGTGCCGTGCGAGAAATTCACCGTTGAGGACAAGATCAACCCGCTGGTTGACAAGTCCTGGCGGCAAGCCATGCCCGAGGAGTACGGGTACACCCAGGGGACGTACCTGACCGACTGGGACGCCTCCGGCCCGGTGTACGCCGACACCATCGGTCACTTTCTCCTTAACGTCCTGGGTGATTACACCACCACGGCCGTTACCCCCATCACCCCCACCACCACGCTCAACGGTGGACTGGCGATCGGTACCACGACCGTCACGGTCGCCTCGGGCACCGGCATCATCGCGAACATGTGGCTCCAGATCGACGTCGCTGCGAACGCTGAGGTCGTCCAGGTCCTGTCGGTGGCAACGAACGTGGTCACGCTTCAGCCGGCAACGCCGATCCGCTTGACGCACTTGACCGGCGTGGCGGTTACCAACACGACGACCGGTAACGGTAAGTACACGCACGTGTTCAGTACGTTGAACTCGGCGGCGAACGGTGCGCAGCCCCCGACGCACACCTTGACCGACATCTCGGGCATCCCGGCCTCGACCGGCGCTCGCATGTACGGATCGTCATGTGTGTCCGAGGTCGTGTTGAATGGCAACGCTCAACAGTTCCTCACCTGGCAGGCGAAGGGCCAGGGTTGGTTGAGCGGCATCGCTGGCTCGACCCCAACGTTCGCCCCGTCCACCCAGCCAGCGCAGGCCGCATGGAACTCCATCGCGGGCATCGGCGGGCCGGCCACCGGCGGCACTTTGATCAACTACGTCTCGGACTGGTCGGTCACCATCCAGCGGAAGCTTGAGCCGGTGTGGACGACCCAGGGCGTACAGAACCCGTACGTCATCGCTCGTGGCGGCCTGACGGTCGCGCTGAAGCTTCTGTTCGAGGCAACGCCGTCTGAGGCCCCGCTGCTCGCCCTGCTGAACAATAACCAGCCGCAGACGCAGTTCGTCGCAACCGGCCCGAACAGCAGCTCGATCACCGTCGACGGGCAGACCACCGCCTACGAGACCGCGAAGCTCAACGACGGCAAGGCCGTCTACGGTTACGACGTCTCAGCTCGCTACATGGCGAACACAACCAACGTCGGTAACAGCGGCGGTTACAGCCCTATCAAGATCACGATCGTCAATGCGGTCCCAACGTACTAGAAGGAAGATGCCTGTGAAGATTGATCTGCCCAATGGCGACTGGGCCGAAATCCGCGAGGCTAACCGGCTCACTGGCGGTGATCGGCGCGCGTACAAGGCCGCCATCAAGTTTCAGGTCTCGACCGACGGTGCCATGCAAGAGATCTCTGGCGACATCCAAGAACGGCAACGTAACGCCGTTCTACGTCGCTTGATCACAAGCTGGGCGGTGAAGAACCCAGACAGCGGGCAGATGTACCCGATCCCCGTCGCGCAGAACCCGGATGACCCGTACCCGGTACTCGATGAGATCCCGCTCGAGATCTACGACATCCTGATCGAGGCGATTACACCGCACATGGATCGGCTAGAGAACGCGGGAAAATCGTCGACGACGAGCGGCGAAAGCTCGTCAAATGGATCGACTCCGGCGACGCCCGCTACCTCGGAGACATTCCTGTAGACGAAGTCAGCGACGCGTCTTGGTACCTGTTCTTCCTCGAGCGCTGGGACATGCCGCCCACCGTGACGGACGAGCAGCCACTCGAGTTTCTGCGCTGGGCCCCCGGTCTTGCCGCGGCGTGGGACGCTGTCCGAGAACGTGACCAGGAAGCGCGCCAGAGGTCCCAAGACAGCTCGATGCAACACCAGCAGGGGCCACGCTTCAACGGGGGTCTGTAATGGCCGTGAACGCAGCAGAGGAAGTCGTCGCCCGCCTCAAGATCTTGCGTGCTCGTACACAGACGACGTGGGCGAGGGCAGCAGTCACGGGCATGGGTGAGCTCATGATCAAGGCGACGCGTGATGAGCTAGGGAAACAGTCGCACCAACCCGGAACCCTCACACCGTCTGCTGCTGGCGAGCCACCGGCCATGATCTCAGGTGATCTTCGTAACTCGATCGCTGCCACCATACCGGTCTCACTCGGTCCCGGTCGTTACATGGTGGAGGTCGGCGGTACGACGATTTACGCGCGCATCCAGCAGATGGGTGGTGACGCTGGCCGAAACACCAAGCTCGATGCACGGCCGTACCTTCAGCCGGCCGTGAAGAAGCTTATCGACAGTGGAGCGTTCACCGCCGTGGCGGGGAAGGCATTCATGGCCGCGCTCAGGGCTTGATCATTAATCGGTCTGATCACATGATGGGAGTCCACCGTGGCTGAATTGCTCCCACCGGCAGTTCAGCGCATGGTCGTTGATGCGAGCGAGGCAGTCGCTGGCATCGACGTGATGATCGCGTCGATGGAACGGCTTGCCGGAACGATCACGGCGATCACCGGTGAGGCCCGCGCCATGGCCGAGTCGCTCGGTGCTGCCGGCGCGGGTGGTGGCGGCATTGCCGCAGCGGCTGCGGCCGACACCGCAGCGCTGCGGGAGCAGGGCATGGCCGCCCAGCAGGCCGCCGTTGAGACTACGGCGCTCACCGATGCCGAGCGTTTGGCGGCGGATGGCGCTCGGCTTGAGGCGGAGATGGCCGCCGGCTTGGCCCGCGAGCAGACATTGATCAGGGACTCAAGCCTGGCGGCGGCCCAGGGGCAGGTTGCGCTGCGCAACGCCTACATGGCCACCTCGACCGGAATCGTCAAGGTCGCTGACGAGCAAAAAGCCCAGATGGCGATCCAAGAAAAGTCGCGCGTTTCGATGGCGGCAATGGGCGCGGCAGCGACAAAAACGCTCGTGGGCGTCGGTGTGGCGATGGGGTATTCCGTCACGCAGGCGATGCACTTCGACTCCGAGGTGATGCGACTCTATACCGCTGCCGGCCTGCTCCAGGGTAAGTCTGAGGATGTAAAGAACAAACTGTTGCAGCTCGGTAACCAGTTCGGCTACACCGGTACCGAGATGGCGAAGGCCATGTACCACCCGGTGTCGGCCGGTTTGAGCCTGGCGGCATCATTGAACGTCGTGACTGAGTCGGCCAGGTTGGCCGACATTCATGGTGCGAAGCTTGAGGAGACGACCTACTCCCTCAGCTCGGTCATGAAGGCGTATGGTATCGCCGCCGGTGATACGGCACACACGGCCGCCCTGCTGAACGCCATCGTTGGCCAGGGTGACATGCGGTTCAACGACTTCAACAACTCCATCAAGAACTGGACGAGCACCGGCCAGACGATGGGGATCACCATCCAGTCGATGGGTGCTGGCCTCGCCTACCTGACCGACCGTGGTAACAACGCTGAGGTCGCCTCCACCCGTTTGACCATGGGCCTCTCGATGGTCACGGCCGGTAGCAAGGCCGCCAACGTGTACCTGCACGAGCTCGGTCTGACCACCGGGTCAGTGAACATCCAGAACCAGAGCCTCAAGGCGACCATGGAAAAGGCCGGCCTTACGACAAACCGAATTGCAGCCGACCTGAAAAAGCCAGACGGCCTTTACGTGGCATTGAACGACCTGAAGGGGGCGTTCAAGGCCAACGGTTTGTCAGCTGAGCAGTCGACCCAGATCATGGCGAAGCTGTTCGGCGGCGGTCGGTCGGACAAGGCGATCTTGGCCCTGATGGGCAACCTTGACCAGCTCAAGCTGAAGTATCACCAGATCGGTGACGCAGTAAAAGGTTATGGCGACATCTCTGATGCGACAATGGCAACGCCGCAGCAGCAGTGGAAGAACCTTGAGGCGACCCTTAAGAACCTCGCCATTGCCTTCGGCACGATCCTGCTGCCCGGCGCGGTCAAGACGATGCACGCGGTGTCCCAGGTTGTCACGCCGCTCGTAGCTTTCTTCCAGGCGCACCAGACGATGGGTGCAACGATCGGTGGACTGGTCACCGCGCTCGGTGGACTGGCGATCGCGATCAAGATCGCCCAAGCCGTCGAGGGCTTGGTCAAGGGCTTCAAGATGATGGCTTCGGCGCTCAAACTGGTGGAGCTCGCTACCAAGGCGTGGACGGCGGCGCAGTGGCTTCTAAATGCGGCGCAGCTTGACAACCCGCTCGGTATCATCATCCTCGCGATCATCGCCGTGGTCGCTGCCGTTTGGTACGCCTGGAACCACTGGAAGGGCTTCAGGGACTTCATCATCGGCGCCTGGCACGCGATCGCTGCCGCCTGTATCTGGCTGTGGAAGAACGTGCTGGTGCCGGCATGGCACGGCATTGCCGAAGTGTGCATGTGGCTGTGGCACAACGTGATCAGCCCGATGGTTCATGGCATGATCGCTGAGTGGAAACTCATCGCTGCCGTCATCATGTGGTGGTGGCACAACATCGTCGAGCCGGCCTTCCACGCCGTGTCGAAGATCGTGATGGACCTCTGGACCGACTGGATCAAGCCGGCGCTCGGGTTCATCATGGCAGAAATCCGCCTGGTTGCGGCGATCATCATGTGGTGGTGGCACAACGTCAGTGAACCGGTACTCAAGGGTATCGGCGATCTGTGGCACTGGCTGTACAACAATGCCATCAAGCCGGTCATCGATTTCATTATCGCGTACATCAAAACGCTGGCCGCTATCTACACGTGGATATGGAAGAACATCGTCGAGCCGGTGCTCAAGGGTATCGGTGCTGCGTGGAACTTCTTCTACGCCCATGTGATCAAGCCGACCATCGATGGAATCATGCAGTACATCCGTCTGTTGGCGAGCATCTTCATGTGGTTGTGGCACAACGTCATCGACCCGGTGTGGCACGGAATGACGAATGTTATCTCGAGCGCCTGGAACTTGATCAAGGGTATCTTTAACTCGATGGTGTCCAGCGTCAAGTGGGTGGGCAACACGATCGCCAGCATCCTGGACTGGGTCGGCAAGCAAATCGGTCGTGCAACGGGTGCGATCAACAGCGTCACGAGCCTGCTCGGGTTCAAGGCATTCGCAGATGGTGGTCCGGTCCCTGGCCCGGACGGTGCCCCCATGATGGCGGTCGTCCACGGCGGTGAGTATGTGCTGAGTCGCGAGATGATCGCGAACATCACCTCGAGTGGCAGCTCGAACCCGGTGGACGCACTGTCCACCCAGCAGGTGGCGATAGCCTCTAGCGGGCCGAGCTCAGGTAGTGGCGGTGGCACCGTCATCATCGTTCAAATGACTGTACAGGGTTCGATCGTCTCGCAGCGCAACCTCGAGAACAGTATTCGTACCGCAGTGTTGCAAACGAACATTCGTAACCCGACTAACCAACTGTCACTTCCAAAGGGTCGTTAATGGCACTTACAGCGATCAGTCAGGTAGCCGACGGCAGCGGCATGTTCGAAACCGAGGACTCCTTCACGCCGGCCGCAAATAGCTGGCTCGTAGCGGTCGTCACGTTGAAAGTCACCGACGGCACCACACCACTGATCTGTATCGCGGACTACGCGCGGAACGTATGGTCGTTGGTGTACTCCAGGACGCAACAGGCGTCGGTGCGTAACCCGGGGGCCGGGCTCCTGACGCAGGTGTGGGTGGCACCGGCGGTTCAGTGGTCCGGTTGGCCGTCGCTTCGGATCTACACCTCCTGCTTCCCGATCTTGTCGGCTGATATCGCCAGTTCGGCCCTCAACATCTTTGAGATCGGCGGGATGGGCAACGGTTTCATCACCGTTGACTCCGTGACGGTCGCAACCGCGACTGCGGCGACCAGCATTTCGTTGTCGATACCGCCACCTGCAGCGAACTGTCTGATGGTCGCGGGATCCGGTACCGACAACAGCACCGGGACGATCAGTGTGACGAGCGCCGGGTGGAACGTCATGACCGCGTTCGCAAACACCGGCCCGGCCGCGGTAATGGTCCCGATGTGGCGGGAGTCGGCGTCTGCCCAGACCGCGTCGTGGTCGTCGACGGTGTCAACGAACTGGGCGGCCGTGGCGGTCGCTATCCGGGCGACCGGTGTAGCGCCGTCTCAGCCGAACCCGAACTGGCCGGCCGTCGAGTTTCAGGTCGGGTTGGGTTGGAGGGTCACAGACCCGATTAGCTCGGTGACGTGGACGACGGTACCGAACCGGTTGCTGTCGTTCAGTACACAGCGCGGCTATCAGTTTGAGCTTGGATTCGTTCAGTCTAGCCCGACCGACCTTGAGATCCGTAACGACGACGGGGTGTTCACGCCGACGCCGAACGGTTCCGGTACGGCTACCGCGAACGGTACGACCACGACGTTGCTGGTGAGTCCCGCAGATGCCGCCACCCTGTTCGTAGGGGATTTCTTTCGGCTAAGAACCTCCGGCGGCGTCTTGAAAGAGACGACGGCATTTCAGATCACCCAGATCGGCACCGGTACCCCCACAACGGTGACGTTCACCAGCGCGGATGGCTCTGGCGGTGGGGCCTTGGTGGCCACCGCAACCGGTGACCTGTACTCGCCATGCCCGATCGACCTGTACGTGCCGTATCGGGTAATGGCGGCTTGGAACAATGTTCGATACCCGGTGTGTTCCGGGTGGATAGAACGGTGGCCACAGACGTGGCGTGACCCACACTGGGGCAGTGTTCCGGCGGTCGGGATCGACACCATCGCCACACTCACGGCCGCTGACATGACGATGCTAAAGGGTGAAATTCTGTCTCGTCGACCCCAGTCATATTGGCCGCTCAGCGATGCCGCAGGTGCGACGCAAGCGCAAAACTGGGGCACTGGGACGACACCGCTCGTTCAAACCATTGCAACGGCTGGCGGCGGCGCCAACGGTGCTGCGCAATTCGGTACATCGACACAAACTCGAGACAACACCGGGTACCCGTACAAATACGGAGCCAACGTCAAGAACAGTATCATCGGTGATGATGGCTCTGGTTGGTCGACCGGAGGCTTGACGTCGGTAGAGCTCGCGACGCATGGTTGGGCACTTGTTGGTTCGCCTGGAAATAACACGACATTTCCATCGATCACCAACGGTGTAACGATCATGGGTATCAACTACCAGACGAGTGATGAATTTACAACGAACATTGACTTTAATGGGACGGTCGACCCAACCCGTTTTGTCATTAGAAATTCGTCCGGAACCGGGGCGGCAGCCACCCACTTGAAGCTGTCCTTTAAGCACACCGTCGGCAGCGGATCAACCGGCTATCCACGTATCACCGTGTGGGACAAGGTCACGCATGCTAGCACCACTACCGACATAACCACCATCGGTTCTGTTTCAGATGGTTACTGTGAACTTTGGGCGGTATCGTTCAACGCGACCAGCTGGAAATACTATAACGCCGGTGCGAACTCAGGCCTTTATACCGCTACGGGAACCTGTAACATAGGTCCTTCGTTCGGCCTTATTGACTTCGCCGGCGAAAAGGACAGCACCTCAAGCGGCCAGTTCCAGAATGGCACCCACGCACACTTTGCGATCTTCCCGCGCCGGTTGTCGGACGGTGAGATCACAGATATTGCAAATGCGAACTGGAACGGCAAGTTTACCTACAGCGGTACAAACGATTCAATCGCAAGACGACTCGCATATGTGAACTGGACCGGCGCACGAGCACTCAACTATACCACCTATACTAACGGTACCGACACCTCACCCGGATCAACAATCGCTGAGAAAATTGCCACCCTGGCCGACTACGAGGGCGGCAGACTATTTTCAGATGCCACGGGGACGTTGCAATTTCGAGGCAAAGAAAAAGCAGCCTTGCAGACCGCGCGGGCGGTGCTAGGTGACCGGCCGGACCTGGGGGAGATTCCGTACGAGGGTGATGGTCTTCAAATGGACTTTGACCCGACCTACATTTACAACCAGGTATCGGTAACCGACACAGGAGTTATTACCAGCGCTTTGCCCTTGCCGGCCACGACCACCTATGTCGTTCAAGATCAGACATCGATCGCTCAGTACGGAATTCGTACCCTCGGCAAGAACGTGAGCTTTGATGACGGCGGTGCTCATGCCTCAGGAATGGCGAGCAATTACCTGACCAGGTACGCATACCCGAAACTAAGACTCGCCACGATCACCCTAAGTGCTGCTCGAAGAGGCTCAACGTCAGCCGTCGTGACGTGGCCGTTCATTCTCAGTGTCGAGGTAGCTGATCTTGTCACCTTCAACCGTCGACCCATCGGGGCGCCGATGATCAGTATTCAGTGTGTCGTATTGAACGTGAAGCACGAGGTCAGCCCGGATAAGTGGGACACCACGCTGGTCCTCGGTGTGCCCTGATCAACACGACACGACTGTGTTTTACTTTT